AGAGGAGCACAGCAACAAACCATCCAACAGCAAACGCTGAGAACAGGATCAACCAGAGGTGGTCCTTAAAGGTAAGGTCTTCGGTATCGTTCATGGCATTGGAAGGACAGGGTTTTTGCCGGGACCATTGGCGACCATGTTGTACGCCTCTTCGGTAGTGATCAACGCAGGTTCTTCGGTCTTCGGCAGCGGCCAAGACCAAGTGCCGCCAATTTTGCCGGATAAATTGCCGGGTGTTCCGCTGCCGGGTAGCCCGATCTCTGCGGTCAGACTGATGCAGGAAGGTAGTCCTCCGCAAAGGGCGGTGGCGCATAAGGTAAGAATGGTTCGCTTCATTGGTGTTATTGCTTTACGTCAACGGCACTGTAGCCCATGACGAGCACACCAATACCCACCAACGCCTGAGAAATCCAGAGATATTCTGGGGGCAGGCTTAGTCCAAGACCTTGACCAAGCGCAGCAAGCAATCCGCCAAAAGTAGTTTTCCAGTTTTTCATAGTTGTGTGTTTGGGTTTATTGAGCAGGACAGGGTAGTGGTAATCGGCGCTTTCCATGTGGGCTTGTTTGGGCACTCCGTGATCGGGCACCCGTAGATGGCACGCTCCAGACTGTCGATCCGCAGTGCTTGCTTGTCCCGGTCAGACAGACAAATCTCGGACCTTCGGAACAGGATGACGATTGCCCCGGTCAGGGAACCAATCGCGGTGATGATCAGAGGATCGGCGATTTCCATGGTTGGGGATTAGTGAATAGGTCCGATGAAGTAGGTCCGCTCTGCCTTTTGTGGTGCGCTTGCCGGGGAGTTCCAGACGGTGCTACCTGGCGCAGCACTGTCCACCCATGCATTGCCACGCATGTAGGACACAATGCCACCTACTCCGGCAGTGCGGGAGTAGGCATCGCCCATGCCGTATGACGTTCTCTCGACCTCATACATCGAATCTCGTACAATGTAAGCACAAAGCCCAAGTACACTAATGTTATGCAGCGAGACCCTGTCTTTCCAATTAAAGCGCCCGTTGGCCGCTGCCTCCCCTTGGCCGGAAATCATTACGGCACAACTGTATGCATAATTGGCGGTGTTGGTGGGTGGAACTCCGCTTTTGCCATCCAGTTCATAGACTGCGCTGCGTGCCCGGTCCATCATGCCGTAAGCCTTCACGTTCCGGACGTAGACGTTATTAATACCAGAGCTTTCCAGCACATGGACCCCGATGGTGGCACCCTCGATGTGGACGTCCTCGATGCTGACAAATCCTTGAGCCACAATCGCAGCGAGAGGGTAGGTCACAATCCACGCGGGAAGTGGGTAGATGATTGCCCCAGTGCCCGACAGGTCACCTGCCACCGCAACCCCGTAGTCGGCACTGATTGACTTAGCCACTCCGATGTCCACCGTGGTGACCGAGAGTTTGCAGTTATTAGTCCATTGGCTGAAGTTGATGGGGACCGAGTCACGGAACGTCGGACCCAGAATCCAACAATTGGAAATAGTCAATCCGTTTACGGTGGCGGCGGTGAACGCCTGCCCCACCTGCCGGTGACGGCAGAACCCAATTCCAAACCCGCTGGCGTAACTGACCACTACATCATCAATGATGGAGCACTCCTCCACCCCGGCTTTACTGGAGATGCCCGAAACTCGCTTGGCTCCAGTGCCGATCCTAGTCACGGGATTTACCCCGGCGTAAGCCAATGAGGCAGCATAACAATTAATACCAATGCCTCTCACTTGGTTCCTGTAGGTGCTCGCAAAGCGGGGGCTTGGTAAAGGCTCCCCTCCGATCCAGACCATTGCCGCGTGGTTCAAAACATCATCGACCGGACCCCACTGTTCAGCCTTGAGCCACTGTGCGGTGTCCCAGTTGGCTGTGCTCATCAAGATGGTTGTGGCGCTTCCGTGCCCTTCCAGAAAACAGCTTTGCGAAGCCATGTCAATTGGTGCCGAAACATCATACTGTCGTGGACCGAGAGATACCTTGATGCCGAAATTGGATGTTGCCAGCCGCCCCGCCCTGATCGCCATATTGATGGCGATATCGTGGTATCCATCAACTAATCCCCACCATTCCGGGTACACCTCGCCCCCAAAGGTTCCAGTAATTTGGCCGGAGGTAAACCCAGAGAAGATTTGACGACGATCCGCCACAACCGTTCCCATCAAAATAAGGGTACTTGCCCCAACTTGGGTGAACCTGTAGTCACCCATCACCAAGGTCTTATTGGCCCCCATCGTCATTGACACGCTCAGGTCGATGTCCTTGCGGACGTAGATGGTCAAAGCGGCAGTATCGGTAAAGGCGGCAATCAACTGTGACTGCGTGTGGACGTTACGCTCGTTGGATCGGATCGCTGGCATGATCTCCTGCCAGTCTCCAGCAAAGGTTGAGAGTGCCCGCCAGACGCTGCCGTTGTCGGTCTGCACGCCTAGTTGTCCCACACGGGCGGCAACCGTTGTTGCTCTTGCCCCGGCATCAGCAAACACTACGCTGTCCCGCGATCCGGCAGAAGGCAGTGTATACCCACCGTCGCCGCCCTGCATTGCCAGCATGGTCACACGATCCAGTGCCTGTTCAATGATGACACTCGAAAGCTTGCCGCCCTCTGGCAGGACAACCGGCTGAAGGTAATCCATGAACCGGAAAATCTGGACGGTAGTGGTCGAAGGATAGGCGGCAGTCGTCGTGACGTATGGTGCGCCGTCATCCTCTTCATCATGCACGGTGTAAGCAGACTCGGTCAGCACCGTTGGCGTTGCTGCGCCAGCCGCCTGCACTTGCACCTTGATGTCTGCGGAATCGAGATACGGGAAGAGGATCGGGTACGCTAAAGCAGTCGAGCCGTTGCCAGCGTAGGTTGTCGCTCGTAGTTCAGTATCCAGTGCCATGGGGGAGACTACGGGTTACCTTGCCGGAGGAAATCAAGACGGAAATCCTCGGCTACTTGCCCTTCTGCTCCTCGCGTAGTCGCTCCAGTTCCCGCAGGTTCTTTGCCGCCTTGTCCACCTTGGCTTGGGCTTCCTCCTCGGCAGTCTTCTCGGCAGGCGGATTTAACTCCTTGTCCTTCAGTCGGCGCATCTTGAGTTCGTGCGAGATGGATTCCTCCTCGGTTTCAATGTAGTTGTCGAGCAAGTCAAAGGCAGTCGATCCCACCCGTGCCACTACAGCAAACCGGGCATCGCCGGTCATGATCGCAGTGCCAATTGCCGTGCCTCGGATGACGTCCGAGGTCATCTCGTAAGGCTCGACCTTGCCCTTCTCTGAGGTGACCATTCGCACCCCGCGCCCTGCCCACGATCCGGCAGAGGTCAGGATGCTCTCATTGATTGCTGGACCGCTCTTGAAGGCAGCGCCAACGGCATCGATGGCAGGTCCAAACATTGGCAGTGCAGACCATGGCCCGATTGCCGCAGCAATGAGGTAGTCAGACAACTGCCAGTGCAGCGGATCAAAGACGTCGTCGCCATCGTCGTCGTCGTTGGCATCGCGCCATGCGTTGGTGATCGTCTGCATGATCAAGCCGGTAACCACATGGTCAACGATCACAAGTTTAACAAGCCGCCCCCAATCCTTCTCAGCGTAGGCTTCCATCTGAAGTGCCATCTTCTGCCGGGGATCGGACTGGAAGGAGAAGATCGCCCGCGCCATGGCGTTGCGCTCCATCTCCACGGTGCTCTTGTCGAGGAACTCGGTGGGCTGGGTGACGTCAGCAATCGACTGCTCGGTCGCTGCCAGTGCCATCCTCTGAGCTTCCTCTGGGGCAATGCCATCCTTGAGGAACTCCCGTAGATGGAAATCGTAGGCAATGGCAACGGAACCACTGGTGAAGATTGCGTCACTGTATGCGTGAAGGGCCATGCCTCCCTCCATAAATGCCTTCAACGCACCGGGACGCATCGTTGCTATCCGAGCCATGCCTGCCTGCATTTCGGGACTCATCCCGCTATTGATGCGGCGTTGGATGATCTCGCTGCTTTGGAAGACGGAGCCTTTACCAACCCACCAGTTCAAGCGTCCGCCAAACAACCGGACGATCCCTTTTAGGTATTGATCCGGCGGCATCTTGCGAGCCATGCCAAGCAGGTTCAGGACGTTGGTGAATGCGGACTTGAAATTCCACGCCAAGACTGCGACTGCCCGTGCCCCTCCCATGTTGGACAGTTGGCTTTCAAACCATCCGGGTTTCTGGGTCAAGCCGCCCTGCTCCATGGCATCCATCCACTTGTCCATCAGTTCTGTGCCGATCTTACCGTGCTTAACGGCAAGTGATCGCCGGATTTCCGGTTTGCTCATCACGCCCCGCATCTCCCGTGCAAGCTCAGCAAAGGCTTTGAAGTGGGCCACCTGCCGCATGTGATCAAAGAAGACGTCTATGGCATTCACGATCCGGGGTTCTGCTCCGTGCTTTTCAACACGTTCCTTGAGCATGCCGGTGCTCATCCCGCCCTGTGCCATGATCGGCCCACCACTCGGGTCAGGATTGGCAAGCTCTTTCCTCTGCTGACTCCAGAATTTCAGCGGTGAGTAGTTCTCAATTTGCGGCAGGTTCACGCCAAACATTCCGGCAAAGACTGCATTCAGGTCTCCCCATTCGTTGGTGTACCGGGAAGCGATCCAGTCGCGGATGGCTTTAGCTTCGGGCGACATGAACGCTTCCACCTGGGTAATCGTCTCCTCGGTGTACCCGTGCGCCTCCATTGGTGCCCGTCCCTGCGCCTGCCGCCACATGAGGGATATGTGCATAGCCTGCCCTTGGGAGAGCATGATCTCGCTGCCCACCGTGCTGCCGCTGATCTTGGTCAAAGAGATCGTGTCCTTCGGTCGCTTCTCAAGGATGTTGGCATCCAGTGCTACTCGCATCTCTGCCTTCTCTGCGTCGGTGTATTGTTCTGCCAGTTCCGGTGCCTTCCCGGCAAGGATGTTCTCGGCAGTATTGACCGGAATCGTCTCGCGGGACTTCTTCATTTTGTCCGTGATCAGCACCCCGGACTTCTCCACAGGTTCGACAATGTCGTCGTACAACTTCCGATCACCTTTCCAGCCCTTGCCGTAAAGCCGGTCCTTCAGGTCGCGCCAGTCTTTCTGCAAGGCTTGGAACTCAATGGTGCGTTTAATGATTGCCTTCCGTGAAGCTGCCGTCCACCGCTTGAACAACTCGGAGTCCTTCCCAAACAATGCCCGCATGGCCCCGCTAAATCCTGACGATCCGGCGCGGAACTCTCCAAGCTCACTGGTCGAGTTAAGCCGGTCTGAGTCGGTGGTAGGTCCATCAAGCGCATCCACTCCGCCGTTAGCAAGCCGGGTATTCTCGTTTAAGCGGTTCTCTTCCTTGATGCGCCACTTAGTCCGCTCCCGTTTGTAGTTTTCTTTTAGCCAAGTCAATGCGTTGGCCAAGTCCCGTGCCGTCCGGGTCTTTCCGTTCAGGTCGCCAAACATCACCGCAGCTTGCAGCTTCTCAGCCAGCACCGGCACCGCGTCAGGATCGTCCATGCGTGCCTTCTCAATGGCATCACTGAGTTCCATGATTGCCTTGTTTGTCTCCTCCTCGGACATGCCAGCCGCAGCCTTCACCGCATCAAACAGAACGTGTCCTTCAGCACCCAGCTTGCCGCCGGGTTTCTTGCCACTCGCACGCTTGGCATCGCCCTTCTTGATCAGGTCTTTGATCTGCTCGACGTAGTCTTTGCGTAGGTAGTTCTCGACTGCGTTGTTAAGCTTCTCCACCCGGTCCTTTAGGTATTTCTCCATGGATGCGTTCGTCCGCAATCCAGCAAGGGACACAAACCCGCCAACTTTGTTGCGAACCTCGGCAGGGAACGGCATCAGGATCGTGTCCAGTGCGGCAAGATAATCCAGCATCGTAGCGCGTTGCTCACGTTCGCCAGTCTTTTGAGCGTTGGCTTTGCGTTGCGCTGCTTGTTCCTGCTTCAGAAGCTTGACCTCTTGCTGCTCCTTGGCCCTTGCCGCGTCCGTTGCCTTCTGCTGCTTGGTCTCCAGTGCCAACTTCTCCGCACGCTGCTGTGCTTGGAGCGTGGTCTGCTCCAGCCTCTGCCTGACCTTCAGCGCATCCTTCTGGTCTGCCGTCCATCCGTCTGCCTGTGCGCCTCCAGCCTCAATGTCTGCCTTCACGCTCAGGTCTTGCAGTGCAGTCTCATGCTTTACCTTCAGTTCCTTGAGTGCCTCCTCGTCTGCACGCAGTCTCTGCTGCTCCTCCGCACTGTAACGATCCACCACCCCAGCCAAGGCAGTCGCCTGCTGCTGCTCCATTTGAGCCATCCCAGCATCGTTTGCTGCGGTCGCTACGTCGTCACGGAAGCCAATGTCCCGCGCCATTCTGCCCAAGTTCTCTGATGCCCTCTGCATCATCTTGAACCGGACGTCAGGATCAATGGCGACCTTGTCCAGTTGCGCCTTGATGTTCTCAAGACCGGCTGCGGTGGTTATGCTGTAGCCTGTGCCAGCAGCGACAGCTTGCTTTAGTGCTTCAAATCTGTCTGTATCAAGCCCAAGCGTCCGCAATTGCGCGGGAGTCAGCTTTGTGGAGGTAAGAGTTTCGAGAGTGGTATTAGCTCCTCGGGGTACGACTGCTCGACGTCCACCAATAGTCCCTCCAGCACTTCCTCCGGCGGGGACATCCCCCTGTACTCCGTCACCGATTGGCCCACGAATTTCCTCAGGAGTTGGTTCTGAAGTGGCCCAAGTGCCCGCATTCGATTCGTCGTACACACGTTGTCCAACCTCGTCCGCAATAGTTTCTGTTCTGATTCCTCCATGGGACATGATTACCCGATCCGGCATCTTTTGTCCATCCCAACCTTGCGACGTCCAATAATCCTTTAGGGCAGCTTCTTTGTGCGCTCGTTCTGTCTCAGTCTTTCCAAGCTTGTTGCGGTCGTACGGTATTACAATGCGATTGCCTTCCCTGTCTTGCGGAGCAGTCCAACCGTGCTTTGCAAACGCCTCTGGTAGCACTCCGTTTGGATTAGCTGCGGTTGGTACGGCGTAGACTTCCAAGCGGTTTGCTCCTGCCTCAATGGCCCGCGCCACGATTAATGGAAGCATCCCCTTCACGCCGGTATTGTTAATCACGGATCGAAGTTCCCGAGTTCCGTCCGGCATCAAGTGAACTGAAAAACCAACGTCACGATCACCTACTTGCTTGCCAAGGGTGTACAGTTCAACGGTTCCGGCTTTGACCAGTTCCTGCATTTCCGCTTTAGAATACTGGCGCATTGTGTTTGCCGCCTCTGATCGGGCCTGCATGTATAAGAACTCCGCCAGTCCTTTGGTGCTTCTTTTTGTAATGGTGCTCCAAGTGCCTTCTACCGCTTCAGTAAATGCTCGGATAGCAGGTGGATTGACTCCCATTTCACCAAGTTTTTGAACTGACTCAATGTCCGCAAACAATTCTTCAGTGAGTAATTGACCATTAATTCCTTTTGGCATTCTTGTGAGCAGAAAAGCAGGACGCCCCATTGCCCCCGGTTTTTCCCCCTTCTTAATCTTTTCTGCATTAACGGCATCAGACGCTGCCTTAAATTCCGTAATCATGCCCGGAATTGCAACATCCAAAGGAATGGGTGTTCTGAAGTGGGCAATCATTCGGCCAGGAATAATTGTGTCGTAAGACATGTGTTCTGGAACGCCAAAGTTTGAAGCACCAAGGTCGTTGCGTAGCACCCAGTTGCCGTCAACTTGCGTTGCCATTCGGTCGATATCGATAAGCAGCATCGACAACATCGATCCCGGCTCTACTCCATGATATGAAGCGTCACGGGTGCTCAATAGCGTTCTGGCGGCAGAAGGAGACCCAAGAGCAATTGCTTCGGCAGATTGGGTAACGTCAACCACCTCTGCCCTGTTTTCAAAGCTCAAGCGTCCAAATACGATTGGAGCGTCTGGATTGGTAAAATCAGGGAAATTATTGAGTGCCTTGCTTCTGCCTCTAATAAGAGTCAGTAATTTTTGGTTGTCCTCTGGGTTGATTACTTCAGTGCTGATGGCATGCGCCATGTCAGCTACAAAAACCATGCCGTTGTTGGCGTTGGATTTGTGAGTCTCCTGATCCATTGCGTTGGGAGCAAGCAGGGCATAGTGTCGCCCGGTCTTTTCGTCCTTCCAAATAACGCCGGTTTTGACCATGTCGCGGAGTAAAGCAATTACTCCATCACGCGAAGATGCCCACGCGGCAGTTGTTTCTTCAGAACCTTTTACATAATGCATCAAAGGGTAACCTGCGCCACCTTGCATAGGTACTCCACGAACGCTTCCAGATGCTCCCAGCAAGTCAGCCATAGCAAGGAAAAACCTTTTTCCAATGTATTTCTTAGGAATCATTGTCGGCACCTCTTTTGCGTCAGCCACTTCATTGGCGGCAACAGTCGGACCAGTGGGATGCCCCTGCCCATTTAACACGCTGGCAATCCTATTCCCGGCAGCAATTTCCTTTTGTCTCTTCTCTTCTTGTTTGGCTTGCTCCTTGGAAGTGGGAGCAATCGAGTACCCAATGTTCTCGGACTCAGGATTGAACCGCTGGCTCAGCGGGATGACGTTGCCCTGATCGTCGTAGGTGATTGGGTCGGCGGATTTGATTTGGTTGGGGCTTGGAATAATTATTGAAACGCCACCCTCAACTGCATTATTGTAAAGGATCGCATCAAAGCCAGATGCGTCAAAATTCTTCCGCATTGATCTTCCAACGCTCTGTCTCCACGCACGATCCGCAGATTTGCTTTTTTCTGCTTCAGCGTTTCGACCAGTAGGTACGTCACTTAAAATATCCATCCCAAACTGGTTTTCTCCTACAAGTCCCCGTGGTCCTTCCAGTTCGATAACCTTTCCATTTGGCAACGTGACTTCGCTTTTAGGATTAAGGCTTTTCTTTAGTTGATCTAATCGCGCAGTAATTTCTTCAACTTTGGCAAACTCCTCTGGGAAGGCTTGTCTTTCCCGTTTTTTCTTTTCATCCACCCAAGCGGTGATCCCTTGTTGTTCTAGGATTTCAACCGGGACGTCAATTTTGGCATTTGCGGTTTTATTGTACAGATCGTCATTGGCAATTTTTAGCTCTTCTGCCAACGCCGTTACTTTAGGTCCATGGTCTGCGAGAATCCGTTTGGTTTCTTGGATGTTGCCGGGGGCTAAAGCATCACCACCAAGTGGATTTGTGATGCGAAGGTAAACTCCGTAAAGCTGCGGATTTGTAGGTGCATCTTTAGCCCCATAAAGTTCGTCCATAAATCGACGAGCAACGGATTCTTCTTCTGCAAAATGCGCCCCAAGGAATGTATTTGGATCAGCAGTGTTTCCAGACTTTGTGTTAATTGTGTTTCGTTGCGTATTGAAAGTGACAAACCCTCCGCTCGGAGTGCCATGCCATGCCGCAACATTATACCCCGCCGCCTTCGCCGCCTCATCGACCAACGCCTGCTGGGTAGCTACATCACCGGATTCAACCGCTGCCATGTAGTCTGCGTCCCGCTTGGTGCTGATTGAGTAGCCGGTTGCGTCTGCTTGCTCGGTTGGATCAAACAACGCTTGGTCGCCAATGTTGTCCAGCACCACCTTGTAGGTTCCGTCTGCCTGCTTTTCAAATACCCGAACGGCAGAGTCTTTGGTGACGCTTCCAATCTCAGCGGTGACGTATCCGCTTACTTCACTCGTCTTAGTCCATTGACCTTCCACGGGATTAACCTCCAAGACATAGCGGCCCTTGTATCTTGCCGCCTGTCCTCCGGTGGCTGCATACAACACAGGGTAACCGCCCATGTCGTTCACTTTTGAATTTGGGTTTGGACGGAAGTAGCCAATGTTCTGGAAGTCTGCCCAAGCGTTGTCGTCAATTACCCGGTAGTAACGGTCTGGACGGTAGAGGATGTTGTCCTTTCGCGTGGTGGTGTACTCATTATTGATCGCTTCCTTCAGTGGCTTAGGACGACGCAGTTCCTTGTTGTGGTCGTAAATCAGTGGACTGATTGAATACGACATTTGGGTGTCGGTGTCCTGTGCTGCAAACGATTCAACGGAAGGCAAGGGACTGACTGAGTACCCAAACGTGCTGGTTCCCTGCCCGGTCTCTAGGTTGTAGGTAGTCGGCACCGCTTCCGCCACCTTCGCCTCCAGTGCGTCCTGCTCTTTCAATCCTACAGACTCGCGGATCATTGCTTCTAGATCGTCAAGCAGTCCTGCGTCTCTGGCTTTTTGTAGCCGGTACACCTGACCCATGATGCCTTTGAGGTAGTCGAGATACTCGCGCATCTTGGCAAAGGCGGAAGGCGTGACTCCTGCCGCTTCAGCGGATCGCAGTCTCTGCCGCTCGGAACGGATGCTGGAAGCCATCTCAGACCGTGCCCCTGCGGTGATCTTGTTGCCTTTACCTTTACGGGTGCCGGTGGTGTACAAGCGGACCAGAGAAGACCATGCTTCGGTGATCCCCGTCTCCGTGTTGTCGAGCAGGTACTTGTCCCCGGTAGACTTCTCAATGCGCTCAATAATGCCACGCATTGTTTCCAGACTTGTGTTGCCAGCAATGACCGCTTCCCGCAAATCGTTTTCTGCCTGCTCCTCGACAAGGTCCAACGTCCGCCCCTCCCGAAATACGAGCGAGATGGACTTTGCCACGTTGCCCTTTGCCTCGGTCTTGGATCGTCCCAGCACAATCATTCCGTCCAATGCCGCAGCACTGTCTGGGTTGTTCTTGTCGCGCTCCAGCACCTCCATGCCCGCTTTCTTGCGCTCCTGATCGGCCCGGTCCCAGATCGATTCCACCCACTGCTCTTTGTTCTGGGTGGTCGCGTCCTCAAGTTCCTGCAACAAAGACCCAGATTTATTGGAAAGCTGGATTGTGCGTCCCGGCTGCATCATGCTGGTAAACTCTCCCAATGCGTCAAGGAACGTCTCCTCGCGGGCCATACCCCGTGCCTTAACAATGGACCGCACCGTCGTCATTGCCTCCTCGGCAGTAGTGTGCGGGATGGCAGTGCCGTCCGTGTCGTCTACTACATTAAACCCATTAGTGGTGCGTGTAATGCTCACCCCTGCCGTCTTCATCTCGTTCAGTTCAACCTGCCCCTGCGCCATCTGAGCATCGACCTGTGCAGCTACCTGCTGCTGCGCGGCAATAGCACCCGGCGTTTGCACGTTCCGGTTTGGGTATTCGGCAAAGTATGCTGCCTTCCGCTCTGCTTCCGGCATGGCAACGATCTCCGCAGCCTTGGCTGGAGTGATGCCAAAAGCCTCAAGCTTTGTCTGATCACCAAGCATTTCGGTCAACGCTTCCTGTGCCCGTCTTGAGCTTTTGATGCCACTGTAACCGCCACCAAACACGGACAGTGCCATAACTGTCAAGAATACTTCAGGTCGCCAGAACCCGCCTTCTTCCTTGAATTGGGAAATCTCACCTTGGAACTTGCTCTGCTCTGCCATGTTCCACCCAAGCTTCTCACCAAGCAGTCCAGTAAGTATAGGTGCCGCAGCTTGCCCTATTTCTTCTCCGTATTCTGCTGCTTGAATGGTCCCCATCTTAGACAGCACCCGGAACGTGGTCGAGGTCTCAAGCGCCGGACCCACCCCCATCACCTTGCTGCCAGCCTTTGCCGCAGTCAGTCGTGCAATTGTTGACGTTGGCACAAAGTTAAACAAGTACACGGCACGCTCAATACCAGCTTGCACCGCTCCGGTGATTTGTGAAGCCATTTGAGCCGTTGCAGGATCGTTGCCTTCCTCGCGCAGCCTCTGATATTCCTCGTCAGCATATCCGCCTTGTGCGATAATAAATCCAACCTGCGGGAGTATGATCGGAGCCATTGCTCCAAAAGACGTTCCAACGTCAATGGCAGTGCGTTGAACGAATCGGCCAAGGGTTGTGTTCTCTGGCTTTACTGGATCAATTGTGCCTTCTAAAATGCCAATTGCCTGCTGGGCAGTTTCGTTCCTAGTGATTTTTGCATCTAAAATGTCCCGTGCTTTTTGCACCTCTGCTTCGGATGCATTCCGTCCACCAGCAAACGCTCCAGCAATTCCGGCATAAGGCCCAAGCATTAAACCAGTGCCGGTGTTTGCCGCAATCAAACGACGGGAAACAGCTTGCTCTACAGTTTCTCCATCCCTAATCACAAGCCCGCCTCCTTGGTTTAGTTCAGACTTTGCCAGCAACATTGCGCCACGGTCAGCATTAGATGCATATCCACGCAGTTGCCCAATTAATCCGCGTTGTGCGCTTACCAACGCCTTGTCAATCACGGCTCCGGTCATGTCGGTGCCGCCCTCTGATTTAAGCATCGCAATCACCATGCCCCGGTCTTCAGTGCCCAGCATTGCCAATTGATCAATCGCCCCTTCAATCCCTGCCTGCGAATCACCACTGAGCCGATCCTCTTTGCCCTTTGAAAGCATGCCGTAAATCTCCCGCGCCAGTGGACGCAATGGTGCCGCTCTTTCCTCAAGCCGCATCCGCACATCAACCCAGTGATGCAGCAAGTCCTTTGCATCCATTTCATCCATGCCTGGCAAAGCTTGCGCGTCCGCATTGATGCGGTCCACTTCAGCAAAGCGATCCTTTTCCTTCATTACTAATGCAGACTTTGATGCATCACCGCTGAAGTATTCAGCATACCCACGGTAGTCCTTGCGCTTCGTAAGGGCTTTGGACATTTGCCCGTAAAATGCATCCTCGTCATCTTTTGCCGCCATCCATTCTCCGCCAGACTCGTCACCCAGACGACTGTAACTGTTCTCTGCCATCTTCTCTGCATAACCTGCACGCACGGTATCCCATCGCTCATTGACCAGTAAAGGATCAAGCCCGGTATCCAGTGCCACTGCCGCCATGGAAGCCAGCCGTTTCTTTTCCTGTTCGATCAATGGACCGGAAGCCTTCAAGTGCGCGTCAATTCCTGCGCGTCGGTCGGGAGGTAATCCGCCCAGCCAGTTGTCAAAATTCAGGACGATGTTTTCAGAGTCAATTTCGTTCATTGGTCAAAAAGTGCTGCCTCACGTTTACGCCGGTTCACCAAGCCTTTCAACTCCTCACCTCCTGCTTTGGTGTAAAGCAGCAGTCGGCGTTTTACTTCCTTCATGTCTCCGTTGCTTGTCTCAAGCAAGTAGCCGCCACGCCCGGTGTTGAAGTCAAAAGAAATCAAAGCGTTGCGTTGGTTGTCTGACAAAGTCACCCCAGCCTTTTGTGCCGCGCCATCAATTCTTCCTGCGTGCATGGACAATTCCTCACGCAATCTAGCGTCTGCCTCTTCTTTACTCAGCACTTCGCCTTCAGACTTTGCCCGTGTTCCGTAACCTACGGAAGTCTGCTTGTAGTCTCCGTAAGCTTCTGGGATAAACGACTCCATTTCTTTAACGGCATCAACTAAGGTCTCGTCCAATGCGCCTGACGGACCACTTGGCCCAACATCTCCCTGTGCTCCCAAGTTTGGAGGGGTTGCGCTCACTGGCTTGTAGTCTCGCATCATGTTCTCAAACGCTCCCATCCTAGTGCCTTCTGGAATAAGCGTCCTCAGTTGCAACTTCACAGCAGGAAGACTGTTTGCCTCGTTCGGGTTGTCTCGGAACCAGTCATTCATTTTCATCTCAATGACCGTCTGTGCATTCAGCGCATTCTGTTTCGCCACAGGATCGTCCTTGAAGACCATCTCACTGGTAGGCTTTCCATCAGAACCAAGCTTGGGAACTTTAGTCCTCCACGGCACGGCTCCGGTTTCGGAGTCAAACAGAACGTCCAGTGACTTGCTGACGTTTTGCTGAATCTCAGGACGAACCGATCCCTTTGGCGGCAGTGCGCCATACTTCCTGTAGAGTTCACCAGTAATCTCGCCTGCACTGCTTTGCGTGACCCGTGTCCCAATGTCCTTGACCAGTTCAAAATATTTGGTGCGGTCTGGGTCTTGACTTGGGTTGTAGTCTTTGACCTTCTGCCGCATTTCTACTGCGTTTCTTACTCCATTTGTCTCACGGTCCAACGCCTCTGCCTGTGCGTTGCGGTTTTTGAGCATGTCTTTGGCTTTTTGCCGCAGGGCAGGCGTAAAGTGAACGCTCTCGTATGCATCAATGTGCTCGTCGGTGCTGTAAACGTTGCCAACAATGCCATTGGCTACGTCGTCAATCACCTCAGAAGCCCGTCCATTAGACGTTTGCTTGATTGCGGATCGCAGACGCTCAAGATTGGATGGGCTATGTGTTCCGAAAGCGCCGCTGTCCAAGGCTTTAATGGTTGCCTCTTCCCCGCCTTCCGTTGCTGCCTTGATTGCAGTGTCCTCGGCGGCATCAAAAGCATCTGCCTTGGCTTTCTTGATGTTGTATTCTGCCCGATCCTTCATCTTGCCCTCAATGGTCGCCAGCTTGGACTCACTCCATCGTCCAGTGTCACGCATGTTTTGCCCAATGCCTAGAGCCGTTGCCATGTCGCCCTTATCAAATGCTCGGATCAGCGCACCTTCCATTTTCTCGCTCTCAAGCTCAAACACTTTGCTTGCTGAGGATATTTGAGTGGCAGTCGCTTGCCGCTTAGACCACCGCTCCAGCCGAGTACTAATTGCCATCCTTGCGTCAGGAGATAAGTCTTGCTTCAGCAATGACTCGTTCAATGACTTCATGCGTCCTTCCGCAATTCCGATCCACTTTGTGGTGTCTGGCTCAACTGCAATGTCTGCGGCAATGGCTTGCTCTTCCAGTTCCATTGCCTCGGCTGCATCCAGTTCCTTTAAGTGATTGATGGATTTGTTCCGTTCAATCAAGAGGTTGGTAATTGCCGCGCCTTCACCGGCAATAGCCTGCCCAATGGCACCCACTTGCTGCTCGGCAACGATAAACCCTCGCGGATCGACTTGGGCAACGGCACCTGCTGCACGAATGGATGCGGAGTTGTCGGTGCTTAGACCTTCAATCCCGGCAGATTTCTGGAATCCCCCGAGGTTGGTCGTGGTCTTGGGGAGTTGCTCGTAGGGGATGGGGATGCCTCTTGCCATATCAAATGATGGTGTCGCTTATGTTGCGAATTGGAGTCGAATCTTTGTAGCCCTTGTAGGGAGTGCTGGTGGTCCGGCGGTAGGAATAAGCATCCCGCGCCATGCCGCCAATGCCAGAGATCAGGTTGCCAGTTGCGGCTGAGCGCATGCCAGCAGACTGCGCTCGTTCGCCAAAGAGGTTCAAGCGTGCCTGACTTGCTCCCATGGCAGCGTTGTTCCGTGCCGCAGCAGCAGCAAGCAAGCTCATGCCAACGTCGATGCCTGCGGTCTCGCCCCGGATCGTTTCCAGATCAGCGGAACGGAAGCCCTGACGGCGGGAAATCTCGTCGGCGTAGCGCATCTCCTCTTCGGCCAAGGCTTGTGTCTCGGCACCTTTGACCAGCAGTTCCAGTGGCGATCCAGTTGTGTCCACGATGCCTCGGGATGCGGTAGCTGCACGCTGTTGGGCCAGCATTCTGGCAAAGTCTTCCCTGCTCCTGCGGATGTTATTCTGCGCGTTGCCGCTCTCCCGCTCTGTCTGTGCCCTGATCCCTGCTGCGTTGGCGTAGGCGGCTTGCTGTGCCTTACCCTGCTTGATTGCCTCAAGCTGCGCCTGTGCTGCCTGCATGCTGCCCTGTTGCTGCGCTCCCTGTGTGGCGGCTTGGGCGTTCATCAACGCAAACTGAGCGTTTGTTGCAGCAGCGTTTTGGCTGGCTTGATAAGATACCCCCGCACCAACGCCGGTAGCGACCACCGATCCCACTTTAAAAATAGTGCCCCCAATTTTTGTAATTGCAGCAACTGTTGCTGGATTAAGTGCCATTAATTTGGATTGTAAAAGATTGAGGAGACGTACTGGGTCTCGCCGGACTCAAAGCCCATCTGCCGCAGGATGCGTGCAATGGACGGCAATGTGGTTGCGCGGAAGACTCTAAACTCTGCCGGTGGCTCAACTGACGTCCCGGCCAACCTAATGCAGGCTTGGACTGCCACCTTAAATGCCGCAGTTGATTGCGCCAAGGACAGGCTCGGACGAGAGATTGCGCCCTCCAACATGGCAACGCCAACGCCATAACACTCGTAGCACCACAGCACCACCATTGGGCCGGACTCGTCGCAGACAATCACCCCAAGTGGGGGAAGGATCGCCACTGGAAACGTGGAGGACTCGCGCCAGTTCCACCACTCGGCAACCATGACCGCGTCATCTGGCGTATAAGGCCGGACGGTCAGGTGAGGAAGATCATCGTGCATAGATACCAGTATGGGCTACCACCATCAAAATATTCAAGGGCTGAGCACTGTCGGTGCGAATTTCAAAGTTTGTGCCGTCAAGGAACCCGGCTTGGTGGTAAATGGGTTCTGTCAGTCCAGTGAACAACGGCACTGCCGCGTCCATCGTTGGATTTGGGTTGCGGAACAGGAAGGGCCGGAAAGGGCCAACGTCGCTGTCACCTGTGGACATGGCACCAGATAGGTGCAGCCTGACTCGAAGTTCTGGGGTGCGGTGCTGCAATCCCTGCGCGGTGCCGTCCTGTAGTTGGAGATCGGACAAGAAAGGCTGGATGCGGGACAAGAACGGAAGTCCCACAATCACATGGTCGCCACCACCTGGGAAGTCGTCGTAGTCCAACGTGATTTGCCCGCCAATCACTTTGCGTGGTGCCTGCTCTGCACCGTCCAAGATGACAGAGACCACCGCTCCTTCTAAGTGCCCAAGCCCACTGACCACAAGTGTTGGAAGGACCATCTCTTGCCGGATCGCAGAGTCCAAATACGTCAAAGTCACCCGGTAATCTGCACCGTCGTCCACGGTCGTCCAGTGGTCCGGGGGGAACCGCTCAATAAACCGCTTGGTCACGCCGTCAATCTCGCGCAGGACAGAGAACCAGACCTCGTCAGCATCCTTGTCACCATAGATTGTACAGACTGACTCCACGAATCCACTTGTGGGATGTTGTGCCCATGCGACCACCTCAGACTCCCGCCGGTAGGTGCAGGACAGGAGCATGCCGTCGTTGGTCACTGCCCAGATGATGCTGTCTGGGTTCTGTGCATAACCGAATTGTTTGAACCCGGACTTGGTCATGTGCTCGGAAAGCTGCGTCAGGTCCGGTGCCTTGTACCCTTGCTCGTCGAAGGCGAAGACGTACTCACGCAGTGCCCTGCGCCCCCGCTGCACGAACAGGACGACGCTGCCCACCAGTTGTGCCTGTAGGTCAGCACTACCAAACTTGGTTTTCCGCTTGGAGTACGGTGGGTTCGTTGGCGAGATCACGCCGTCACCGCTGTCCAGCAGCCACTCGTCCCCCTCGGTGCCTACGATCAACCCTTCCTGAGAAGCCAGCCAGACAATCGGGTTGGCTTCCTGTGCTGCTACCTGCACAGCATAGGACGAGTCCTCAAAGTCCAGAAGCTGGAAATTGTTAAAGTCGTTGATGGCACTGCCCCAAATCTTCTGCGGTTCTGCGGCGTTGCCTGCAAACGTCAGTCGTTGCTGGTGGATTGCACAAGCCCGAGGATAACCGCGCCGGGTAGACCATGCGCCCTCTGCCCAGTCGAGCGTAGCGGTGGTGGCTTCCAGTGCCTTGATGACGGTCACGTTGGCAACAGTCGATGACGTCACGCCGGTCACCTTGACCAGACCATGGATTGATGGATCGATGGCAGCAAGTTCGGCCCGAGGATCAGGAGTGCCTGTGTGGGAACCGGCAACATACCGCATCCGCATTGCCGTCTCAACGTCTACCGTGCCATTGGCTTGGATGTTGTTATCCTTATCTGCGCCCCATGACCGCAGTGTCTGCCAAGTGCCGTCCACCTTTTGAACCTCAAGGAACAGTTCTCCGGCCCATTTCCCAAAAGTATAAAGCTCCCACGCACCCAGCACCCGCAGTGCCGTTGTAGTAGCCGTTGCCGTCAGCGGAAGCTGTTCTGTAGCCACTGCCCTGCGGTGGGTGATCTGGTAGTAGCTCCCCACGTTCTCGGTGGTGAAGTGGGCAACGGAGCTTGTCAAAGTGCCGCTGCCGGTCATGACGGAGCACCGCATCGTGCCGGTCGTGTCGTTCAGGTCACGCATTGCTGGCCAATTCCAAGCGAAGTCAGCAAGCGTCCAACTGGTGTCGGATACCCGGCGCAGTTCCTGTGGGTGGAAGCTTGGATGAGTGAAAAAGATCAGGTTGTTTACCTGCACCATCTGGATGCCAAATAGCTGCGCCTCGGTCCATGGGGCGGCAAGCTCAAGCGGCACGCCACCAGACAGCACCAAGGCACCGTCCTTCCAGAAGCGCAGGTATCCATCACCAAGCTCCAACACGAACCGGGATGTGGTGCTGAAGTTGAACGGCAGCAACCGGCACTGCTTCGTGTTGTATTTGGCTTCCCCTAGATACAGCATTCCCGGACGACGACGCACCCCGCCCAGCGTCCGAGGAAGGAAGTTCCGGCATACCCGGCAGGCTTTCTTCAGCGACTCAAGGTCCACGCGACCCATCAGGTCCGGCGTAAGTTCCCCGGCGTTGAATGCATTGGTTAGTATCCGTGCCATTATGGGTAGATTTCAGTGTTGACGGGATCAGGGTAGTTGGGGAACCCAGCACCGTATCTGGCAGAGGTGTAGGAGTCCATGCGCTCGTGGTACGGGATGACTCTTGTCATGGTCTCAGCGGCGTTGGTCTCCTCGGCCCTTGCCCTTGCCGGTGCAGCCAGTGCGTCAAGCATCTGGATGGCAGAGGTCTGGAGAGTAAAGGAAGGAGCAATCGCCTTGGCAAGCTCGTAGCCAAAGAACTCACAAAAGTTGGCATCCCACAGGCTGACCTGCTCCACTCGCCGCAGGTATCGCAGCTTGCATGTGGTCAGGTTGGTCAGCACCTCGGCGCCTTCGACCTCAAACGGCACGCTACCCACGCCGGGAGGACATCCGTTGATCTCCAGCACCCTGAGACAGTCGCTGGGCAACGGATAAGCGTAGGTGTATTCAAACGCCGGAGCGGTCGCAGATGCCGTCAGTTGCATCCGGCGCACCGCGAAATTCCATGGGTACGCACGCATGAGGTTGTCCCGCACTGCGTCAAACATCCGGCGCACATGCTCCGCCGTCACGGTGTTCTCTGACAGGTCTGCGATCCGTGCCATTCCAATATGCCCGAGGGCAAGGTTTGCGAGTGTCGTTTCAGTCATGAGCGTAAATAGCAAAACCCCCGACCCGGCACAAGTCCAGGCCGGGGGCCAACCAATGAACCAATTTTAGCGCTTCTTGCGGTAAGCGATCTCGACGTCGAACGAGGCTCCGGCGTTGGTCGTTGTGACCACCGTAAGGAAGACACGCAGGGCATCAGTCTTGCCAAGGACGGGACGAATAAGGGCGTCATTTGCCACATACGCGACCTTTTCTGCTCCGGTGTAAGACACGGCAGTGGTCAAGTCGGCAGCAGTCCCGGCAGCGTTTACTTTTTGCAGTTTTTTGGTGATGCTAAAAGTGCCAGTCACTTTGCGGTTAAAGCAAAGTTCTGGGATGATTTCAATGTTGTCAGCGGGAAGTTGGCTGGTAAGGACGATATTGCTGTCAGCGTCCTCAGTGCCAGTAAGGGTTACGCGGAACTTGGCGTAGCGCACTTCTTGCTCCACTGCCGCTTGATCGACGACGGTGTAGAGGGATGGTGTGCGGCGCTTTGTTTCAATATCAGAGTAGAAGGTAGAAGGCATGATGTTTTTCTAGTTAAGGGGTAGGGGTTTCATGGCTTGCGATTAAGGGGACTCATCGCAGTAGATGACCTGCACTTTTTCGTCCTTTACGCGAACGGCACCAAAAGCAGCGTAGCTCATGATCTGGAGAGCATGGCGCTTGGTGGGAAGCTTGTCGATCTCAAGTCGCTGGGAGATCGGAGAGACCTTAAAGGCGGACTTGGTGAATGCAACGCAGGTGCGGACGTCGGTGCTGGCGCTACCAGTGGTGAACAGACGGTTGCTGATGATGGTGTTAAAGCCCATCAGCTTGGTCGGCTTGCCGGTCTGGCTATCGGAGAGCCACTGACCAACGATCTTGGCCCAGATGTCGTTCGGAGCGGCAGCAACGAAAGTGACGAGGTCCAGCTTCTGGCGAGGGCTGATGGCGAGGTAAAGCTCTTCCTGCTCGACGTCCACTTCAGCGGTCTCAAAGCGTTTTACGGCTTCCAGAATCTTGTACGGGGTCAGACCAATGTTGGTGGCAGCACCAGTCAGAGCGTAGTTCACTGCAATCTCAGAGGTAGCAGGAAGGGCAATGCTGGTGTTGAACGGATCGGCACCACCAAGGCTGGCGGCAGTGGCGGCTTCGATGAACACGGAGTCCATCTTGCGGTTCAAGCCAGCCTTCATGTTCATGATGATATCAGAATCAGGAAGGGCTTGGGTGTTGAGCCACTGGTTGTCCCATTGGTCGCGCTTGATGCCGACTTCAAACTGGCGCTGGTAGCCTTTGCGCTTACCACCACCAACGTCGGACGGGTTGCTGTCGCCAAAGCGTTGACCAGTGGTCTCAGCAGCTTCGATGATATCAAGGTCGGTCCAAACGTATTCTTTGGAGGACCAAGCGGATTCAAGGGTGCCAGCAGAAGCGAACTTCTGATTGGCTTGTTGCAGTTCCATTTCCCATTGGGTGGAGAACTGTCGGCGGAAGTGATCGGGGATCGTGAGTGAAGCAGAATAATCGGACATGATGTTATGTGAGTGAGAATTTCAATCTCGCTGCATCATCCGGTAGGCCGGTCTCGGGCCGTATCTGCTGCGCCGACTTGGAGAGTTAAGCCGGATGTCCGGGACTCAGTCGTGCATCACTACGGGATACCCTTATTTCCAATTGCAAGACAGAAAAAGAGCCGCCCCGGAACTTTCCAGAGCGGCCCTGATTCGATTGACGTCAAGTTGGTGATGCCTGTTTCCACAGTGCAGCGACCTTTGCTCGGACTGCTGCCGAGTTGGGGTGACTAGCGTTGCGGAAGGCTTCGTACTCTGGGTTGCTCTTGTCTCCCATGATTGATTTGGCGAGTTGTTCCGGCCCGAGGTTGGCAACGGCTGCACCACTGACCAGTTTCGACTCACCGAGTTGACCGGCAAGCTGGGCGAAGGCAGCAGTCATGTCTACTCCAGCAAAGAGTGGGGACTTGGGATCAAATAGTTCCCGTGCGTTGGGTAGATTCATCGTGGTCGCCAACCGGGCAGCAAGGGACAGGTGAGTGTCCACCTTGTCGCCCCAGCGTTTTGCCATCTCGCCCCGCTCGTACTCGGCCAATTGAGCCGCCTCCGCTTGCTGTGACGCCGTCGCACCAGTCAGCCTGTCCATGTCATACTGCACCAAGGCTTGAGCCTGCTTAGGGGTCAATCCAAGCTCGTGCGCCTTGTTGGCGAAGGCTTTGGCCGCGTCGTCGCTCCATTCAACGCCGTCAGGCAACGCGGATGGCTTGTCGAACTTGTAGCCATCAACGGTTTCTGGCACTCCGTAGAGCTTCTTGAGTTCACTCTGGTATGCCGCCTGTACTTCCGGCGCAGCATCAGCGGCAGGAATGGTCAGACCGGGCGGCTTCGCCCTGGCTGCGGTCATGTTCTCCTTGAGGCTCTTGGTGATTCCCTTGAGGTCTTTGAAGTTGGCAAGCAGGGCGCGATCCTCTTCGTAGTCGGCAGGAAGCTTGGTCTGCCACTCCGGCACGAACTGACCGTCCGGCGTGAAAATGGATTGCTGCCATGGCGCATCCACTGGTGCGGCGGCAACTGGTGCGGCTGGGGTTGTCTGTTCGACGGGTACTAGTTCTTCGGGCATGGTTGTGTTGGTTTTGGTTAGATTAGGTGGCCGTACTTGGCCTTCCACTCGACGACGGCAGGGGTCTTAGTCCCCTCCGATAAAGTCATCGGTGGGCACGGAGGGATCGGTGCCCTCGTGCGTTGCCCCACTTCCGCTGGTTCGTAGTCTTGCTTTGCGGGAGGGCTTACCGGCTTCCTGTTGTATGGCCGTTTCTGGCGTGATGGTTGGTTCATGGTTAAGGATGGTTGATGCGGTGGCTTCTGCTTCGCTGTAGCGCAGGAGCAGGTTGACCACATCGGCGCGGCCAATCTTGCGGTAGGTCTCCAAAGCATCCTTGCCCACCGGAGCAAAGTAAGGATGCGCGACGGAGCACAGCGCCTTCTTCAGGATCACGCCGGACTGACCGGAGAACGCACTGCGGCAGGCAGCGGCGAACTCGTCCAACGGGATCGTCTGGAACAGTGCCTGCTCAAGTGGAGTTAAGGTGCCCACTACGCTGCGCCTCCCATTGCTCCTGCGGCTTGCATTGCCAGTTCAGGGTTCTTGACTGCTGCCTCGGTAATAGCTTCCTGCTGCTGTGCCATTTGCTGAGCTTCTGCCCGTGCCTGCTGCATCATAGCCTTGTCCTCAAGGGATCGGAAGTACTTGGAAGGCACTCCTTTGCCGCGACCAATGTCACGCTGTGCAGCAGACAAGTCCCAGTCGTCCAGTAGTTCTGGCTGGGCTTGAATCAGCGGGAAGAACGTCTCAATGGTGCTGGCAAACGCCTGCTCCTTTTGCGCTTCGATGGCTTGAGACATCCGGCTGATCTGGATCGTCTGAGGGTACAGCAAACGCCACTGACCGGCGGCATCCTGAATGAAGGCTTCCTGCGGCGGTTGTGGGAACCGTCCCGCTTGGAAGAGGATCATGAAGACACGCTCCAGCAGTGGATTGATCAAGTCCGTGGTCAGCAGAGTGAATGCCGGTGAAATGCGTGCCAATTGCTCTGCCTGCCGTGCCCTGACCTCGGTGGCGGTGACTTGCCGTTCAAGGTTGGCGAACTGCTCAAACAGCGGCATGTGGAAGGCCCGCTTGATGCGAGTGTCCACCCGGTTCACGAGGTCCAGTCCCACCCGGTAGTCGGAAGGATCGGCCCAGACTTGTGGGGCATCGCTCATGTCGCTGACCTGAGTAACTCCACCCGGCCCAAGGTCCACCATGCCAACGGCTCCGGTCTTGGTGATGACCCGAGGATTGACCTTCAGGTTGGCCATTGCTGCCATCAGGCTTTCAAGGTAGTTGCTCCCGCGAATGTCAGCAATTGACAGCATCGCAGGGGAGACTCCGTAGGGCGATTCCTCGCTCCACTTGAGCCAGCGGGAGACCATCACCGGCATCGACTCAAAGCCGTCTTCCTTGACGATGGTCTTGCTGTGCTGGTGCAGATAACAAGACGCAATCGGCATGCCCATTGGCCCACCGGCAGGGTTGCGGTCCTTGCGGTCCCGAGGGTACACGGCATGGATAAACTGGTGCTTTGTGTGCCGCTTGTTGCCTTCGACGTCCTTGATGCAGACGGCAGGTGCCTGATCTCCAAACTGCTCAACCGCTTGGTTGGCAGTAAGAGTGAAGAAGCGGAAGACGCGATCCACGGTTCCTTCGTCGTTCTCGGCACAGGCAAATGTGCCAGCGTGCCAGCATCGGAAGTTGAGCGGACGATCCTTCCCGGCTTCGGCGGACAAACCAACGGTGCCAAACGCACCAAGGTCCAGATACCCGAGGTGGACAGCGTGGTAAAAGTTGCTGTTGGCTAGTGCTTTGTGTGCTCTCGCGGTGCAATCTGAAAGCCACATGTTGACTGCCTCGCTGCCGTTGACTGACTCGTTGGCTTCCCACTGGAACCAGTTTTGCTGGCTTGGGGTGACCCATGAGGTCATGCCGCTTGCCAGCGTATTGAGCGCATCGACAGCAACGTCAGACTGTAGCCTAGTGTCCTCGGTGAAACTGCTGCCCTGCTGAGTGAAGCCCAGCCTGCGGAGCGGCAATGCATGGTCAGCGCACTGCTGCCAGATGCTCTGGAAGCATGACATTTCTGCCTGCAACTGTGCAGCCTCTAGGGAGAGTTTCTCGGCTTTTGCGTCCATTAGTAGCTAGTTGCGCCACCCAGCATGGCGGTAGGGTTGTTTGCCACCATGCCTGATGCCATGCCCTGCACTCCGCTCGGAGTCACGCTCTGATTGAACCCATACTTCCGGCGGCGACTCATCCGCATCTCACGCCCAGCGGCAGCAACGTCGGCACTGGACCGGGTCGGACTAGGAGCAGGCGCTTCGTATGTAGGCAACTGGACGGCTTCAGCCTGCTTCATCTGCTGCTGCATCATTTTCATCTGGGTGTTGAAGTTCTTCTGCGACTGCTGGTTCGCCTGCTTCTGCTGCTTGACGGCTTTGTCGTTGTTGGGTTTTTTCATCGATTTTGCTGATCAGGTTGGCCAATTGATACCACTTTGGGTTACCCCTTCTCGTAAAAGCAAGCCAATCCTTGCTCGGCCAAGTGCCGGATCGAACCAATCCAACCACTCTGCGTAAGTCACCAACCATGAGCCAGATGTACCATGCGTCGCCTGCTGTATCGATTTCCCACGGATCGTCTAATTTATCCTCGGGCCAATCGCTACGGACGGGACGGAAAAGCAGCACAAAATCATCTGATGCAATCAAAGTGCCACCACTGGCTAAATGAGCGGTGACGTCCTCAATCCAGCTTGATCCGCCAACTGCGGCGGTCATCTCTTCCGCTTTGTCCCATGCATTCATGAAGCGCAGGCAAATTGCCCGTGATGAATGCTTGCTGCCTCTCTGTAGGCGTGTGCAGCGTCTTCAATGGCGTCAAAATCCCCAAGGAATTTGCGTTTTCCGGCAATTGTTATTTGAACTCTCCATCGGTTCCCGACTTTATATGCCCCTTTAACCCCAGAGGAGTTGTTCTTGTATGGTCCCTTATTGTAGCTATTTTGATTGCTTGTAGCCAAGCGCAGGTTGCAAATTCGGTCGTCAGCAGAATTCCTATTGATGTGATCAATTTCATTTGGTGGCCAGTAGCCATTGGCTGCAAACCAGATAATCGCCGACCTTTGGGAAAACCGGCCATTAATGCAGATTCTCCAATAGTTTCCTACAAGCCCTCCAGCTACGTCACCTGCAAATGCCCCACCTTTTCTATTTACCTTCCATATCACCTCACCCGTTTCCGGGTTGCAGTGAAATAGATCAATAATGGTCTGATGGCACGGATGTGCTCGGGCTTTTGCATGGGTGGATTTCTTCACCCTACATTTATAAGCTACCTCTATTTAGCAATGCAACAGGTATAATTCCCCATGCATGACTAGGCACTGTATTTCTTCACGGTTGGAGGAGCAAAGAATTGATGCCCCAGACTATTCCGGCCCACCATCCCTTGCAGCATGGCTTCCCCAATGTAGCGGAAGGCGTCTGCCGTATGGCTTGACCAGTCATGCACCGGCTCATTGGCAATGTAGCCCTTGGCCTTGTCCTCGCGCCTGTGGTACCACTCCAGTGCGTTGATACCGGCAGCGCACTGCGGCAGTGCAAAGCGGCAGCGGGGCAGCACCTCGCGCATCCTGCTGATGCCGTGCCAGATGTTCTGAGTGCGGGGCACCACCCGGATGTTGGCCAACCCAGCGTTTTGCAATTCCTGCTTAAACGACAGGGAGTTCTTCTGGGTCGCCTCGGCATCGTGCGGCAGTAGGTGACCGGCGTAGCTGTAGCCCTTCTTGATCATGTGGGCCACTCGTTGTGCGGTGCCAAGTTGCAGTCCGCTGTCATGATCGATGACCCTGATCTCCCCTCCGATCTCTTGAAAATACCAGACCGCAGTGTTCTCCGGTGCCCCTAAGTCCCATGCCGTCCAGACAAGCGATCCACGCTCCCAGACGACGTCCTTGGATATCCGGTTGTCGGCCCTCGCTTCGTCCAGCAGATCAGCGTAGATGGCACCAATAAGGCCGATGGAAAAGTCGCAGTAGTACTCCTGCCGGATCATCTCCTCGCGCATGCCGGAGCGGCGTTCCTCCTGCACATCGTCGGCACTGAGTGCTCCAGTGTCCTCCACGCTGAGCCTCTCTACATGCCAGTCCGGGTTCTCCCGGTTCGTCTCCAATAAGTCATAGAACCAGTTCTTCCCACGCGGCGTTCCGTTGAAGATGCACCATCCGCCGTTCTCCCGCAGGATCGGACGGATGTAGTCCCATGCCAGTGGGTTGTGCTGGGCTGACTCGGAGAAGATCACGCCAATGGGGTTGCCGCCAACGACGTCGAGCGTGTCGGTCCCGAGGATTTGGATCGTGCTGCCATTGACCAGCGTGATCTTCATCTGCTGCTCGTTTGTCTTCGCCACAAGCTCCGGCGGCAGGTGGTCGATCACCTTCATGCCTGAGTTGGCATCGATGTTGTCCCACATGGCTTTGCGCCCGAGGACGGCAGTGGGGAAGAAGTAGGCGTAGTTGCCCATCTTCTGCGCTGCCATGATGGCCATGATGTTGAGGAAGGTCTTGTCTTTACCCGCCCTTCGGTGCCACACGCAGATGCCCCGCTTCACGCCGTCTTGGCAGATGGCTTGCATGATGCCCCGCTGATACGGTCGAGGCTCGAACCTGTGGGGCAGGGTGACGGTCATACCCGGTTGATGGTGATAATCAACTTGTTGTCGGAGCCGTCCGGCCCGAGTTCGTTGTCTGCTCTGATGGCGGCGATCCGGTCGTTGTCCTTCTCTGCGCCTCTGGCGATCTGGGCGAGGATCGTGCGCTTTTCGATCAGGTCCATGACTACACCACCGGCTCGGTCCTCGGCTTTCATCCTGAGTCTCTGTATCTCAGCGGTGATTCCGGCTTTTTCCGGGTTGCGTTCTGACATGAGTCTTGCGCTGTCTTTTTCTGGGTTCTTGGATTTCGGGAATGCCTTGGCATAGGATTCGGTGACCCCGAGTCCTGCCGCGATCCCGGCTGCAAATCTGAGTTGTCCTGCTGTCATGCTTAGTAGTCCACGGAAACCGGGTTGCTGTCAATTTACAGTTCCCCTAGTCCGTACATCCACGGCATCTTCTCCTTCCCGCCAGAGATAAGGTTCAAGCGTGACTTCAGTTTACCGTATGTCTCCTCGTTGTACTTTCCTTTGCGGATGCTGACCCCGTTGCGTTCAGCGCCAGCGGTTCGGTTGGATCGGTCATGGTTGTTCGACGGTAATTGATTTGGCTGCACCTTGGCAGCGTGAGCATTGCACGGAGCCATTGGCTTGGGACATCCACTCGCCGGTCTTGCCGCAGTAGGCTCGGGTGCCATTAAGGGGCAGCAGGTGGGAGACGGCGCGGGAGTCGGTGCCAAGGCATGATTGCCATCGGTAGATGGGTACAGGAACCTCGCCTGCCTCTAGACGGGAGAGACAGGCGAGGACGTCGGCGGATCGGTAGAGCGGTCGCACTGTTGGGGTGCAGGGGGCGATCCACCGGGCGGCAAGGAGTTTGCGGAAAGTGCCCTGCCCTTGGCCTGGCAGCATCTTCAGCACTTCGGCGGTAATGATCAGCAGTTTCATCATGCCGCGTATTCCGCAAACTCCGGGATTTCAATAGGGGATGTTGCCCATCTTGCTGAGTACCCACTCTCCTCGGCTTAGACTGCCCCTCTCGGCATCTAGACGGTCCCAGTCTACGATGGATAGGCAGATGGATCGAGTGGTGACCTTGCGGCCATTGCCGGAGCCTGCTGGCCTACCGGGTTTGCGTTTAATGATGGTCTCGTATTGTTTCAGGTCGTTTGCGTCCATGGTGTTTGTTTTGGTTGATTAGATTTTTTCGTTCCAGAGCCGGATGCCCAGCTTAACGGCAAGCAAGGTAATTGCGTCGTCCTCGGTTGGTCCATAAGCACTGGCATTAATGAAGTCTCTGTCATGCCTATACGCCATCCAGCGGTTAAAAGACTTGGCTCCGGTTCTTAATGCAATTACTTTAATCCCGTGCCGATCCATCCAGATCAGGCGAGGACTTTTGGTTTCTTCAACGTCGAATAGTTCGCTCATGGTTTTGGATTAATTGTAGCTGGCTTGTGGCAAGGCATCCAGTCCTCGCCGGGGCGTTTGATCTCACAATTTTTCTGAAGAGCCTCGTAGGTTGACCAAGTTCTTTCCCCACAGTTAATCTGGATTTTTGCGACGCCTGTTACCATCCACCATTCGGGAAATCCGATACCCCTGATCACGCTCCCCGGCGGCACATCCTCCGGCCCCAGCGGGATCATTACTGGTTCGGGCTTGATGCGGTATTTTTCCGGGCACTCAATGAATTTTACGTCTTTCACATCATCCCAGACTATTGATTGTCCACACTCGATTCCATGCTGGATCGTTTTGCCCTCAGTAAGGGCTTGGACAAGCGGGAGGTAGAGATACGCGGTTTCTTTTGTCATGGTTTTGGTTTTGGGTTGCTTGTAATAAATCCCTTTAGTGCTTTCTTGGTCAGCTTCTCGACGTGATGCGGATCAAGGCATCGACCGCCGTCAAATGTTGCCCATGTGTGGATGATTTGCAGAGCCGTAATTGCTGCTTCAAACTCCTTCGCGTGAGCAATCCATCCGTGTCCCTTTAGGAGGTTTACTTGCTCGCGTAAAAAGCCGGAATGGGCTGTCTTTTGGGGTTTTGCTTTCATGGTTGCTCCAAAAGTAGTGCGTTTCTGGCAATGCAGCGCATATCATAAGCTTTAGCAGCAAGCGCATGCATGGTTGACCGCTCTGGGATTTCATAGATTTTTGCAATCTGCTCCAGCGCGTCGCGGAGTTTCTCGGCATCCTCAAACGGCACCCAGTCTCCATCGTCGCGCCGTTCCATTTGCCCCAGCGTGGAGCCTCCCATGTCGAAGAATTGTATCGGGTCGTATCTGTTCATGGTTTTGGTTGGTGATGGGTGTAGTGCTTGTAGTTCGGATCGTTAACCCGGTGCCTGAGTTCGGCCTTGAGGTAGATGGCAAGGTCGAGGGCTTCCTCGTAAGCATGCTGGCACATGTTGTCGAGGCTATCGGCGACGGTGCATCCGTACTTCTTGATGCCCAGACGCTGCCTGTCGGCAATGTCCCGGATGACCTCGGCTTCAATGCCAGAGGGTTCCGGCTGAGTCCAGCCCTCTGGCTCCTCGTGGACGACGTTGCCATCTTGGCAATCGGGGTGATCGGGGTGATACCAGTAGGGACCGGCGGGGGAAGAATAGCGAATGAGTTTAGGGATGGTGGTCATGGTGGTGGTTTGGTTGGTTGTTTCCGGCTGATTGAACCCCGGCGGGATGTTTAGCAATATTCAGCAACGCGATTGGAGCGAACGTCCTGCGCCCAGTGGTAGTCGTTGAGTTCTTCCTGCAAAGCCTCCAGCTTGGCTTCCAGTTCCTCAATGCGGAGCCATGGGTCGCTGTTTTTGGCTTCGTGTTCGTCCTCGGTCTCTTGGTCCCATGTATCGGTGAAGTCGCGGGAGAAAGAGTAAACCGCTTTGCCGTCGTCGTCCTTCTTGCTGTAGTACTCGGTGACGGAGTGGTTGTGGCGGGAGTGGGTGGTGATTGGATTGCTCATGGTAGTTGGTTGGTTGGGATTGGTGCCGGGGATTGAACCCGGCTAAAATGTTTAGTCGCCAATTGAGTAGTAGTTTTCTTCAATGACTTTGCCGTCTTCCAACTTAAAAGAGGGATAGCTGCGTTGGCGTGCGGCGTTAAGTGCTTTGAGGTACTGCTCGGCAGTCAGTCCCTCGGGAGTGTCGAGGGCGCAGTAGCTGTAGTCGCCCCAGCTACCCTGCACATGGCGATCGGAAAGGTTGGTGCCTTTGCGGGTGCGCCAAAGGGCGGCACCTTGGGCACGGAGGGCAAGAATTGCGCGTTCTTCGGTGGTCAGAGTGGGGGATTTACGGCGTGTTTGCATTGGATTGGATTGGTTGGAAGTTGCTGGGGATGGAACCCAGCGGGGTGAATTAGGCGGCGAACTTATTAAGGATGTCGTTGATCTCGGCTTCGGAGTGCGCCTTGGCTTGGCGTTGCTCTTCCTGCCGGATGTAGTTGGGCAGGTTGTTCTCGTAGCGGTCGTAACCGTGGAGGATGCCGCCGTAAGACTTGCCGGTGGTGGTGCAGCCTGCATACAGGCTAAGCAGCACTTCGACTCGGGTCTCCTTGTTGCGGCGGTTGGCGTATTCGTGCCGGGTCTTGATTTCCCACTGCCATGCTTTTTCACAGGCGTGGAACCGGCGGGTGAGTTGGTCACCGTTGACAAAGCGGATGAGGACAAAGACTTCTGGAACTGCTTGGTTGGTCATTTGGTTTGGCTTGTTTGGCTGGGTTAATTCCCGTCACCAGAGTACACGCCAAATAGTTCTTGTCCACTACTTATTCCACTTTTCTTCAATTATTTTTATCGTGCCCACTTAGTGATCCAGCAGACGCTTCAGCAATTCGACCATCTCCCACCGGGTGCAGGTAGTTCGCCGTTCCAGCCGGACGATAATCTGGGCAATCAGTCGCAGGATTCCCGCATCCGTCATCCCGGCTGCATTGGCGGCACGGATCGTTTTGTCGGCGTTGGCTTGAAGCGTGTTCACTTCCGGTAACTTTCCCAGTCGCAGTTCACGATCCCGCCGCATTCGTTGGCCCGGTCCATAATGCGCGGCCCGAGGGACTTCTGGGCTTCTGCCAGCGTAAGGTTGGCAATCAGGATCGTCGGCAGTTCGTTTGAGTACCTGGCGTTGATCAGGTCATCAAAACGGTGGTTGTCCCATTTCTCCTCGGAGCGGTTCTGCGCCTCGTCCACCACCAAGAAGGGAGTCTTCTTCCAGCCATTCAAGACCGGCTCCATGTCTTCCTTCCTGACCCAGCACTGCTTGATGCGGTCGAGCATCTCCGTTGCCGTCAGGAATTTACCGGCGGACTTCCCGGCCATTACCCGCGCTGCTGCCAAGTAAGCGGCAATCACGGTCTTCCCTCTGCCGGTCGGCCCGATCAGGATCAGCAAGCCGTCAGACAGTGCGGCAGGAAGTAGGGATTTGGCGCATTCCAATCCCGGCCCATGGAGCGCTCTGAGCGCTTTGATTGCTCTGGACCCATGACCAGCAGCGGACAGGGCTTCCGACGCAGCAGGCGCAACGGCAGGGGCACTGCTGGCTTGATGAGGCTTGTGGGCATCCATGGCGGAACGGATGCGCTTTTCGATTTCGGATGCGACCGCTGCTGGGTCGATGGTTTCTGGGAGATCGGTGATCATGATTGTGGTTTGTGCTGGTAATAGATTTTGGGGACGATGACTTCAGGTCCGTGCCGCTCGGCTTCCTTCCGCTCCTTGTCCTGTAGGGCGAATGAGATTTGAACCGGCTTCCCGGCAGGGGCAGTCTCGCTGATGAACGGAGCATAGCCCTGCGCCTTCCATGACCGGACGGTTGCTTTCCAGTCCTTGATCGGTGCCTTGCCGTTCGTCCATCCGTTGCCTTCCCATTTCCAGAAGGCGGCAGCACCTTGACCGGCAGGGCATCCAAGAGAGACAGCGAACTCCTCGACCTCTTCTGGGCATTTTGCCTTTGCCGTGTTTTTTTGCTTGGCGGAATCGCCAAACTCCTTCCCTTCCATTTCCCTTCCATTCCCCTTCCCTTCCACTTCCTTTCCCTTCCCTTCCCCACGTGCAGGATTTACGAAGAGTTCTGCCTCGTTTGTAATTTCCGTGCGTGCACATGCATGCACGTGCGTTTCCGTGTATTCAGGCAGGTTTGACTTGGCCTCCCGTAGATTGATGCACTGATGGGAAAGGAAGCTGGGGATGCACCCATACTCACCGGATGCTCCGTAGCGCAGGATCATGCCGGTCCCCTCAAGGGCACCCAGCACTTCGGCAAAGTTCACCGACTCATAAGGGAAGACCTGCACTCCCAGTTTGCGTGGTTCCCATTTGAACCGGCCTTCACGGTCTGCAATACACCAGAGGCCAATAAAAGCCAAGCGAACAGGCAGCTTGCTGGATTGCTCCAGTTCGACAAGCCCTTCATGCAGAAAGAACTCGGGTTTGATTGTACGGATTCTCATAACAATAAAAAGGCCACCGCCTCCAGAAAAGTTGAACCCTGCGGAACAAACGCAGACAATTCTTGGAGGGGTGGCAAAGTTTTCATGTTCTCAGAGCGGGGGTTCAATTCCGCATCCCATCGGGATACCGCAATCAAGCAGGTTCCCGAAATCTGGCAAGGATTATTCTTGCAGCTTGTTGGTCCATTCTTGCGCGGCTCGGCAGGCATCCTCGACCGTTGGGTATTCCCCGGCAGTGAAGACCTTACCGTCTTTGCAAAGCTGAACGGAGTACATCCTGATCGATTTGGCCCGCTTGACGTAGACTTTCATGGGCATGTCCCTGATTTTCTTGGTGCGCTTTTTCTGTGCCGGTGCCGGATCGGTTGGCGCATCGGGTAATGGTGCAGGAAGGAACCGCTTGGCTTGCTCTCTGGCGCGGGATTTTTCTTCTGGGGTCATTAAGTTGGATTTAGTGCAATTCTGATAACATCGATGGTTGCTGGCTTGGTGCAGTCGGCTGGCTGGCAATAGAGTAGTCGGTATCCCATGCCAGCCGCAGTGTTCAGTTTCTCCCATTCCTTGATCATTGCTGCCCCTCGGGAGTGCCTGCCGTTGTTAAAAATACCGCCCTGAATTTCCAACGCGAGTCGCTGGTCCGGCCAACAGAAATCGAACCGCCATTTACGAACCGGGTGGAACCGGAACTCAGCAACCGGGGCAGGGATTCCAGCTTGAGCTAGTGCAGCGAGGAAAAGGCGGTCTTGGATCGGGGTCATAATTTTGGCTGGTCGGTTTTGCATTTGGCCAAAAAACGATGCAGGAAGTTAAAGGAGTTTTCAGCGCGAGTCCCCCATTCGTCTTCTTTTCCGTTAGCCCAATTTACGCAGTCGTTTATTGCGGCGACGGCTTCGTTGCGCTCGCGCTCAAACTTGCGGCAGAGATTGAGCAATTTGACTATGTTTACGCTGCACTGCGTGCCCTCTCCTTCAAGCAGGATGTCTGTTTCTAAGGTGTCGCTCATGGTTTTGTGGTTGGTTTAATTATGCGCGGCTGGGGCAGTGTCTTTGTTGGTCCTCGGTGGCAACGTAACAGTCGCAACGGTAGATCATCCATGCTCCATGCCGTTGACCGTCAGGGGCAAACCACACGAAGGAAGGATCGGGCGATCCAAACAGCGTTATGGTCCCGGTCATGCCGTACCGCAGGAGTCCAGTATCGTCTCCGACATAGATGGCTCGTCTCATTTCGGCTCCTCCAATTGATCGACAAGATCATCAAAATGACCCTGCCCTGTTAAGGTTTTGCGGTTCAGTTCCGCATACTGTGATGCGTTAAGCAGTCGCAATTTCTCGTATCTGAGGTATCCAAGCGCCAGCACCTTGACGGGCAATACTGAAACCACTCTGTCAATGTCGGTCCTTATTTTCTGTCTTTGTTCTGGGGTCATATTGTGGTTTCTGGTTTGGGTTGATGGCATTCCTTGTCATGCCAGCAAACGCCGCAAAACTCATCGTCCCCAAAATATTCAGGACAGATTGGAGGAATCTCCCGGTGACGGAAATCCCCGGCATCACAGTTGCATTTCTGGTCCGCTTTCCATGCTTTGAGGACTTTCTTTGCTTGCTGCAAGATCGCTTCAGCTGCGGTTGCCTCTGCTTCTGCCTTTTCTGATCCCCAGCAATTCCAGCAGTTGAGTTTTCCGCATGCTTCCTCGCCGCAGTTGATTACACGGGTGACAACGTAGGGCAGGATGTTTTGCAGGGATGCGGCAAGTTCGGTTGAGGTGATCATGGCTTGGTTGGTTTCTTAGCGTAACGTCGTTTCACAATCGTTGGCCGGTCCTGTAAATTGTTGACGGAAATCCATTGCTTCATTTCTGCCTCGGCTTTGTCGGACTCATCCCATACTGGGCGAAGGGATTGAACCATGCCTGCGCCAACAGGCTTAGTGGAAATGTGCTCCATTTTGGGACGACGGATCGTAAAGATCGTGCGGTAGTCCCTGCGGTTCTGAACTTCAGACGGGCACAGCTTCTGTTTTGGTTTGGAGAATTTCGGCGGGGTCATTGATGCGGTGAGCATTGCCCGCCCCCTGATTTACTCAAGAAGCGGGCGGAATTGGATTATGTTAGAAGGGAATCTCGTCTTCGCTTTGGAGGTTGCTTGCTCCACGAACAGGAGTGGCTTGCTGCATCGGTGGACGCAATTGGTTGGCAATGCCGGGACCGTTCCCTTGCTTGTTGTTCACGCGAGTAACGTTGCCAATGATCTTGTCTCTCTCGCCTGCGTCGTTGCGCTCCTTGCCAATATCTTGCTTGACCGTTCCAAATTGGCCATACTGGTCTTCCTCGTCATTTACAAAAACGGTAATCTTGGCGTAGGTTCCTTTCTGTCCTACGTAAAAAGCGGTTTTGTCAAACTTGGTGACGTCGATCTTGAGTTTAAGCATTTGAGCCATAGTGTTGTGTGTTTGGTTTATGTGAGCGAGAGTTTAGGGATCGCCGCTGAACGGGAGGCGGCATAATCGATGAGGAACTGGTCGAGGGAAGCGGACAATTTATTAGTGTAGGCATCCCGGTGGACGATCAGGTGGAAGGGCTGCAAGCCGGGAAAGAAAGAGAAGAAGTGCCAGCTATTCAGCCCTGTCACTGCCATCGATCCGTGGACCTGTTGCTTGTGCTCGTCCGGCAATCCTCCCGCCATGATCCAGCCAACGTGGACCTTGGGGGAGGGGCACTTGATCTCCACGCCCCAACAAAAAAGCTCACTTCCGTTGATGATTCGGTTTTTCTCATCGTAGACAGCATCCCGCTCTAGGCTTTTACCAAGGTGCAAAACCAATCCATCTGGGCTGCACCCAACGACCTTGTCTGCACGGGTGACAAATCCCACCTCGGTTGTCTTGTCGCCAGTATGCTCTTCGAACGCCCTACGTGCTACTGGTTCCAACTCAGTGCCCCGGTCCGTGAATTTGTTCCCAGCAAAGTCGATCCAGTCTGGAACGTAACTTTCGCCGATCAGTTCAGCAATGTATGTCGGTGAGGACTTCGACAGGTCGCCTTTCTGCGCCGTGATGATGTCCTTGAATCGTGATGCTGTCGGTCGTCCCCGGCGCAGGGCAAACCATGTGTCTGAACCCTGTATAACTTTTTCGTGAATGATCATAATGTTTCTGGTTGTGATGCCTTTGCCTTTGCAGCGAGTGTTGCTGCCCTTGCTTCCTCTGGGGTATCAAAAAGCCCAATGTAGACGGTCTTTCCGTTGTGCCAGTACTGTGCTTGGAACTTTCCTGTATGAGTTTTGATGTAGTACTTGCAGTTGCTGTAATCCTTGTTGCGTGCGTTTTCGACAATTGAGACAATGCGAAGGTTTTCTCGGCGGTTGTCCAGCTTGTTGCGATTGATGTGGTCGCAGACCTCTCGGATTGACCAGTCAGGACGACGTCCGCAGGATCGCTCAAGCACCAAGTGGTGGGCAAAGGCACGGACGGGAGGCAAGGGTTTGTTGTTGATCGTGCGTCGAGCGTACCCGTGCCGGTCGAGTCCCCACTTCAAAAGCCGGAAGTCCGCATCCTCATCGGAGAAGAGCAGATCAAGCATTGTCTTGGACCTCCTCGGTATACTCCGTGTCACTGATCACCTGCCCCTCATCTTTGACAAACTGCCCATCAATCATCTTCCCGGTGCGGTTTTTGATCACGTTATAGGCAGCTTCCAAGCACTTCTCAAATTTCAGTCCAGCCATTTCCGCAGCAAGAATCAACGTGACGGTGCAGTCGCCGATCCCATCCGCCAATTCTTCACGGTGCTGTCCCCATCCCGAATACCTAAACAACAGAGCAGCATCCCGTGTTTCGGTAAGCTCTTCCTGAGATTTGCTCAGTTGACCAAGCAGGGTGCCACAACCTCCGGCTCCCGTGATGCCTTTGTCCAGTCCCCACTGGCGCACGTTCGATATTGTTTCGCTGATGTTCATGCTGCACCTCCGTTGTCATTGATGAAGTCTTCCTCGTCCGATGGCTCAGTGTCCCAGCTTTCGGTGGATTGCAGGATCGCCACCGGGGCGACGGCGAACGGATCAAGGGGCACGGTGCGTGCAGTGTTGATTTCCCGGCCTTTGGCGGGCCTCTCGCCGATCACAGCACCTTCGTCCTCATCATGTATGCCACTGAAGCCAAAGGCGATTCTGGCGCACTGTATGATGGCTTTGTGCCGGAGCATGCGGTGGGCCATTTTCCACGGCTCGGTGTTCCTTCGGCACTCGCTGTAATACTCGGTCGCCACCGTAGGGTAGCTGCGATCTTTCCGGTAGATTTCGCAGGTGCAGGAGATCGGCAGTCCGTCCGGTCCATCCTCAACGGTAGTGCGGATGCCGTCCATCTGGGGATGGTCGTTGATGATGCGGAGCCAGCCGTCGATTGAGACAATTGGGACGATGCCCCCGCCCTTTGCGGGAAAGGCGTATAGCTCTTTCAGTAATGGGTTCAGTCCGTAGACATTGGCAACGACAACCAAGGACAGTAGCTCCTCGGTGGTCGCGCCTTTAAAGACGGTGCTGGTCAGCGTTGCCAGTAGCTTGCTGGGATCGCAGTGCAGCTTGCTTGCCAGTACAGCAAGGGCTGAGACCGGCGGGGTGGATGGTGCGGTGATTGTTTTGAGTTCAGTAGACATTGGTTGGTTGATTTGGTTGGTGATTATTCTCCGGCGATCCCAAGGTTGGCTTCGACCGCAACGACGTCGCTGAGCCGGTAACGCACGGCACGTTTGCCGATCCGGTAGGCAATGATCTTCTTGTCCTTCCGCAGCCGCCAAAGGAACATGGTGCTGACGTCCCACCGGGAAGCCAGTTGTTGCTGCGTGATCCAGATGGGGTCTTGGTCTTGGTTTGTCGTCATAGTAGTGTTGTGTTGTAATCCTTCCAGCCGCCTGACCCCGCTCCCCTCCAAGGGTTTGTTTAGATCAGGCGACTGGTCGGAAATTTTTAGTTCAGTCCGCGAACATTAAGTGCTTGCCACTCCCGGCGGATTTGCTGACGGCGCTGCCGATCCAGCAGACGACGCTCGTGCGAGAAATGCCACAGGATAAGCAGACCCAAGCTACCGAGGATTATGTAGATAATGCCAAGGAGCATGTCGCCTTCACCGGCTTTCTGCATGGCTTCAAGCTGCAACGTGCTCATTTGGATGTCCCTCCCTTGCTGTTGCCGCCACCGAGTCCGGCGAGAAACTGGAGCGTTGCTTCCTTGGCAATGTGGGACCGGCTTGTTCCAGTTTTGGACGCAATAAAGCCCAGTTTGAGGTAATCCCTTGGGTCCAGTTTGAACCCAACGTGGATGCTTGGTTTGGTTTTGTTTAGTTCCATATGCCTCAGATGATGACACAAAGATTGCAGTCGTCAATGACTGTTTAAAGTCTTTTTAGGACATGGGCAAAAGAAAGCCCTTGAGCAGTCGGAACCACTCAAGGGCTGGGACGATGAACTTACTCAGCAGGAACAACCGGCTCAGGCTCCACCGGCTTGTTCTTCTCGGCCTGATAAGCAATCAGATCCGGCAAGCAAAGCGCCACCGCAGCAAAAGCATCCGCAGCGGAAGGGATCGCATTCACGGCCTCCCAAAACGGAAGCCTCACTTCCCGCCGATCCGACAAAAGCCGGTCGCCAGTAGCCTGATCGAATGGGACATACTCGACGTAAATGCTGTCTTGTTCGCCCATGGACCGCGCCGAAATGGCAAGGTCCATGATGTAAATCTCATTGTAAACTTTCGCGGGAACCTCTGGACGTTCCGCCGGAGTATCGAGGGGGATGGTAATGGTGGCCATGTGTTATTAGGTGGTGGGTTGTGCGTCAGCCTTGGCCTTCTCAGCCTCGGCAGATTCGATCTGAGTCAGGATGGCGATTGCGCCTTTAAGCTGCGTCTCCTCGGACTCAAGCTGCTTGAGCCTCTCCCGCAGATCATGCTGCTCGGCGAGGTTGGCGTTGCGACTGGTGACTAGGTTTTGTTTGTAGGTTGGGGTCATGTGGGAATTGTTATTAGCCGACGTTCCACGCGGAGCCGGTGCTGTAGACTGGGACTGTGACAGCGCCGCCGCCAGTCACTGCGCTACCAAACACTGGAGTAAGCGCATCGTTAACGAACGAGCGAGCACCAGCACCAGCGGTTGATGCGGAAGGGAGTGCAGATACGGCAACGGCAGGCACCTTGATCCAAGACGTTGAGCCTGCTGCGGCTCCGGTGAACTTAATGCCTGCGCCATCACGGGCGATTGCTGGGGAGGCGTCGGTGGTGCTGCCTAATTGTAGTCGGCTGAAGTCGCTTGTTGTGTTGTCCGACATTTTAAGTATGCCATTCCCTTGGGATGACAGACTTCCGCGCCCTTGAAACGTAAGACCTAAAGCATTGATGATCCCAGAACCGTTTACGTTGCTACCCGAATTAATAGTCCCAGCCGCGTAAATATCCCTCGGCCTATTCGCCCCACTCGCACCGATGTCGTAGGTGTTGTCTAGGTTGCAAACCAGAGATCCGGTTGATGCGATAATGCTCCACCACGCAAGCGAAGCATCTGCACTCCCTGATAGGGCGAAATAAGGGCTACCCTCAACGCTCAAAATAAGCGAACGCCTGAACCCGGCGCCGCCGCGTGCGGTCTCAATCCGAAACGCTCCACTAGCAAGCTTCAGTTCCAGGCGCTCGTAATTGACGTTACCGGCGTCCGTCGTATTATACAGCCTGAATTGCTGAGTGCTGCCGACGTTCCGCTGGGCTAGGATTCCGGGGGCGTCTTTGAAGAGCCGGGGCGATCCAGCTTGGTATGCCGCTGTACTGTCAGAAAATCCAATTGATGCGGTTGAGGCTACATTTAGCCCGGCCCCAAACTGATCAGCCCCAAGCATCGCAACGGAATCAGAAGTTAAAATTCTGGGAACAAGCATTCCACCTCCTCCCAAATTAAAGGTAAGGTTATTCCCGCTTGAGTTGTTCCAGCTTGTTGCCGTCCCGCTAAAATTTAAGGCTCCGGTGGCTGTTAAACCAGCGAACGTCGGCGCGTCCGTTTGGCCTAGGCCGATGGCGGATCTGATCGCAGCGTTGTTGGCTGCACCAAGCATGGTGTCTACGTTTCCAGATACAATTAAGTCAGGCATATTTTAGGGGCGAGTGTAGATTGAGGTTCCGTCTGGTCGCAAGTAGCGGGAAGTGCCGTCTGGTTGCCGGTAAATTCCACCAGCGGAGGCAATCGGCGCACGAATGCCAATGCCAAGTTTGCCCTTGCCCTTGATTGACGGAACGGATGGAACGGATGCTGGCATACTAGGTCAGTGGAGTGGCGTTGACTGTGATTGCGACGTTGGCCGCACCGGAGTGGACACGCACTGCGTTGGTAAAGTCCAGAACAATGGACTCGCCAGCAGCAAGCCGGGAGGAGTTGGCCGTATGGGCAGCAGACTCCGTGTTGACGGTGACCGTGCCGGGTTCCGCTCCGCTGGCTACCAGCGCCGAGTTAAGTGAATGCCCTTGGTGGAAGTAGCAGGCAACGGTGGCGCTGACGTTTTCAAGCAGGAGCTTGCCTTGGCCAAGCTGCGGGGTAAAAACGATGGCTTGGTTGTTTGCTGAAGCGTTTACGGTAAATTGCATAATGGTATTTAAGTGAGGACTTTGCGAAGTGATTCGTTGCGGTTCAGCCAGCCCTTCAAGAACTTGCGGAACTGCGGACGCTTGCCGAGTGCAAGGTAGTGGTCGCCACGCTGGCGCAGTACTGACATCGCCACAGGACCGTCTGGGGATGCCGCTGCTGCGGCCAAGGTCACCGGGCCTAGTCTCCCGTCGTCCTCGACATTCAAGGCGCGTTGCAGCCACCGCACGGCTTGTTTAGTCCCACAATTGACGGAGCTGTCCATCACTGCCCATGCGGTTCTGGTTTGCAATTGGTCGCCTGCGATTGCCCGCCAGTAATCGTTCCGGTAAATCGCTTTGGCCTTCGCTTCGGTCAGTGCGCGGATGTTGACCGTTGGGTGACTACGCTGATCGATCCCGTACTTCGTTGGTCCCCCTGGGTCACCGGGCACGTTCTCGTAGACCGTCCCTTCCCAAGGCAGCAACCAACGAAAGTACTGGTCGAAGGAGTAGTTCATTTGTCAGTCGCCTTTTCCCGCTCGTAGTATGCCTGCGTGGTCGTGACCGGCTGGGTCTCAAGGTCAAGGCTGGCGTCGTGGTAACGACTGTGGCTTGGTGAAGGCTTAGGCTCATCAGCACTTGCCCGAATCAGCACAGCAACAAACCATCCAACAGCAAACGCTGAGAACAGGATCAACCAGAGGTGGTCCTTAAAGGTAAGGTCTTCGGTATCGTTCATGGCATTGGAAGGACAGGGTTTTTGCCGGGACCATTGGCGACCATGTTGTACGCCTCTTCGGTAGTGATCAACGCAGGTTCCTCGCTCTTCAGCAGCGGCCAAGACCAAGTGCCGCCAATTTTGCCGGATAAACCGCCGGGTGTTCCGTTGCCGGGTAGCCCGATCTCTGCGGTCAGACTGATGCAGGAAGGCAGCGTGCCGCAAAGCATTACGGCGCATAATGTGAAGAGGGTTCGTTTCATTGGTGTTATTGTTTAGCGTCAACGGCACTGTAGCCCATGACGAGCACACCAATACCCACCAAAGCCTGAGAAATCCAGATATATTCTGGGGGCAGGCTCAGTCCAAGACCTTGACCAAGCGCAGCAAGCAATCCTCCAAAGGTAGTTCTCCAGTTTTTCATAATGTTTTTTGTGCGTTGATTGAGCAGGACAGGGTAGTGGTATTCGGCGCTTTCCATGTGGGCTTGTTCGGGCAGTCCGTGATTGGACATCCGTAGATGGCACGCTCCAAAATATCGATTCGCACCTCCTGCTTGTCCCTCGCTTGCAGGCACTTCTCGGAGCGTTGGAACAGGATGACGATTGCTCCGGTCAGGGAACCAATCGCGGTGATAATCAGAGGATCGGCAATTTCCATGGTTGGGGATTAGTGAATAGGTCCGAT